CAATCCTGAAAGGCAACAAGAAATGAAGCAACTGCAACGCGGCTACGCTGGGATCGTCCTGCTGATTTGGGCCGCCATCGTCATCGTCGGAGGCTGCGGCTGGGTCTCGAACATCGTCAAGCTGGTTGGCATGGACGCTATCGCGACCGGCATGGGCATCGCGCGCATCGCCGGGATTTTCGTGCCGCCGCTGGGAGCCGTGCTCGGCTATCTTTGATGAAGCCCAGCCCGCTCGTCCGCGCACCTTTCCGGCGCGAAGGCCCAACAGCCCCGCGCCAAGAGCACCCGCGCGCCAAGGCGAACGCAAAGCTGTGCGCTCATTGCGGCAAGCCCTTCATCCCGTTTCAGTCCATGCAGGTCGTGTGCCCCACCGTGAGGTGCGCGAAGGGGTATGCCACGACCCAGCGCAAGGCCAAGGAAAAGGCCGAGCGGGACGGCGATTGGGCGCGCAAGGAAAAGCTCAAGACGGTGAGCCAGTGGGAAGCCGAGTGTCGCGCAATCGTGCAGAAGATCGCCCGCCTTCGGGATCGTGCGGACGGCTGCATCTCCTGTCACATGGGGCCCGACTACCGGGGCCAATGGCACGGTTCGCACTTTCGTCCAGCGGGCAATCACTCGGCGGTGGAGCTACACCTGTGGAATATCCACAAGAGCTGTGCCCAATGCAACCTGCACAAGGGCGGAAACATCGCCGGCTATCGCCCGCGTCTGATCGAAAAGATCGGGTTGGAGCGCGTGGAGTGGCTGGAGGCGCAGAACCAAGTCACCAAGCGCAGCGTCGAGTACCTGAAGCGCTTCAAGAAAGTCATGGGCAAGCGCCTGTGGCGCATGGAGAAGAGGACGGAGGAATGATGCAAAACGACCTTCAGGACGTGCTCTCCGGGATGCTGGTGGACTGGCATCACTACTGCCAGCACACCCGCGACCGCGCCGGATACGCCGGCAAGTCCCCGGTGTTCGGCCAGTCGCGCAGCAACTCCCAGTATGACTGGGCCAACGGGATCGAGGACGAGATGGTGGACCGGCGCATCATGCAGGGCTTCGACGCCGCCGCCCAGCGCGTCCCCCAGCCTTGGCTCACGGCGTTGCAGTTCGAGGCGCGCAATCTCGCGGGGGGATACCAAGTCTGGGCCAGCCCCCGGCTTCCGGCCGATCAGGAGGAGCGCGAGATACTGATACTCGAGGCGAGGAACAAGCTGCTGCGCGAATTGGCGCGCGACGGCGTTTTGTGTTGAACGAAACCGCTTGACAAGCCAAATCGCCTAAATTACAGTCGCAAGCCATCGGGGCAAAGCTCGCCCCAAAGAAACCACAGGCCGCCAGAGAGCGGCCTTTTGCATTTCTGCGGTGTAGATCAGTGGTAGATCGGCGGGCTCATAACCCGCAAGTCGCTCGTTCGATTCGAGCCACCGCAACCACCGAAAGCGGGGAGCCGCTTCTCAGCTTCACCTCCAGACTCGCGTAGTCGAACACGAAGCGCTGCTCTCTCGCCCCATTCAGGAGCCCCGCATGTTGGTAACCATCATTGGTCAGTACCGCTGCGCCTGCTCCTGGGTGCTCTCGCTGAACCCGCAGTCAGGCACCCTCGCATGTGCAAACCCGCAGTGCGAGAACGCGGGCAAGGAATTCGTCGCTCCCGAAGTGGAGCTGGCAGAGGTTTCGCCCCCTTCATTCGCGTAGCCCATCACGCGCTCGGCGAGGGGAACAAAGTCGCCGGGGATCTTCCGACTCGCGCACTCCGGGGTGATCGGCAGAGTGCGTACCGCAACAGCTCGCAGTGCTGCATCGCAGCATCAAGACGGAATGCGAGCCGCCCAATTCTTCAACTGTCGGACACGCCGAGAGGCACCCGAACATGGAAAAACAATCAACCCCAATCAAGCCGCGCGGCGGAAAGCGACCGGGCGCCGGACGTAAAAAGGGCGTACCGAACAAGACGACGCGCGAGCTGAAGGACATGATCCTCGGCGCGCTGGACGGCGCGGGAGGCATGGAATACCTGCAGGAGCGGGCGCGAGACCCTCGCACAGCATCGGCGTTTCTCACGCTCGTGGGCAAGGTACTGCCGATGACGGTTCAAGGCCCAAACCCTGACGGCTCGCATTCGGTCAGCTTCACAGTCCATGGAATCGCGCCGGCTCGAAGTTCCTGAAAAGCTCCTGCCGCTGCTCGGGCCTGCACGGTACAAGACAGTGCACGGCGGGCGCGGATCGGCCAAGAGCTGGACAGTCGCGCGCATGCTGGTGCTGAAAGCCGCCGCCACCCCAATCCGGGTGCTGTGTGCGCGGGAGACGCAGAAATCCATTCAGGAGTCCGTGCATCGGCTGCTGAAGGATCAGGTCGAGGCGCTGGGGCTGTCCGGATTCTTCGATGTGCAGGAGACGCGCATCATTGGCAGCAACGGCAGCGACTTCGCCTTTGCCGGGATCAGACAGCAGGGGGTTGCGAACCTCAAGTCATTCGAGGCGGTTGATATTTGCTGGGTGGAAGAGGCCCAGGTCGTCACGAAACGAAGCTGGGATGTGCTGGTGCCGACGATCCGCAAGCCCGGCTCGGAAATCTGGATCACCTTCAACCCGGAGCTGGAGGACGACGAGACCTATAAGCGGTTCGTCTCCGAGCCGCCCGATGGTTCATTGGTGATTGCCTGCAACTATGCAGACAACCCATGGTTCCCCGACGTGCTGGAGCAAGAGCGCTTGCTGATGCTCAAGCGCGATCCGGTGGGCTACAGGACGACGTGGGAAGGCCAGTGCCGCCCCGCGGTGGAGGGCGCGATCTATGCGGAAGAGATCGCCGCAGCGATTCAGGCCAAGCGCATTCGCAATGTCCCCTATGACCCGGCGCTGAAAGTGCATTGGGTGTGGGATCTGGGCTGGAACGATTCGACGTCGATCATTGGCGCGCAGCGCAACGGCTCGGAGATCGCGATCTGCGACTACCTCGAGGGCGATCACCGCACGCTGGCCAATTACGCGCAAGATATTCGCGACCGGAAATACAACCTCGGGACGCTGTGGCTCCCGCATGACGGCGCGGCCAAGAACCTGCAGACCGGCAAGAGCCCGCAAGAGGTGCTGACAGGGCTGGGGTTCGATGTGCAGATCGTCCCGAACATGGACGTAGAGCAGGGAATCCACGCCGCGCGGCTTTTGTTCCCGCGGTGCTACTTCGACAAGGACAGGACAGCGGGCTTGACGAATGCGCTCAAGCGCTATCGCAGGCAGCAGAACCAGACGACGGGCGTTTTCGGCTCGCCGCTGCACGACGACAACTCGCACGCGGCCGACGCCTTCCGCTATCTCGCGGTTGTGGCCGACAGGCTGACCAATGAGACGTGGGGCGGCTCACTGAGCTATCCGAGGCTGACGACAGCCTAAAACACCGAAAGGCATCGCTGAGAAGCGACCCGAACACATGGCAAAACTGACCGACGATGAACTAGGCGTGCTCGTAGAAAACGAGATGCGCCAGGCCATCGGCTATTTCGGCGGCAAGCTCGCAGAGCAGCGCAGGAAGGCGGAGTACTACTACTACGCCCTGCCGAAAGAGGACTTGGCCCCGCCGACGGTGGCCGGCCGATCGTCCGTGGTCGTGCCGGTGGTGCGCAACACCATCGAGTCGATGCTGCCGCAGCTGATGGTGAAGTTCACAGGCGGCGATACCGTCGTGGAATTCGAGCCCACGCAAGAGGGCGATGAGGACAAGGCCAAGAGCTGCACGGATTACCTGAACTACCTGTTCTTCAAGAAGAACACCGGCCACGCGATCACCTATGCGTGGTTCAAGGATGCGCTCAAACTCAAGCGCGGCATCATCAAGGTCTGGTGGGACACGCGTGATGAGGAAACGCGCGAAGAGTACAAGGGCCAAACGCCTGTGAACCTGGCGATGCTGCAGGACGATCCCGAAATCGAGATCATCGCGCAGAAAAGCTACCCGGACGAAGAGGACGCCAAGCAACGACAGCAGGCGTTGGAGCAGCTTCAGCAGCAATTGGATGCCGCACTGAACGACCCGAGCCCGCAGGCCGGCACGGCGGTGCAGCAGATTCAGCAGCGCATGGCGCAGATTCAGTCCATGCCCCCGGCGATGCTGTTCGATGTGTCGTGCAAGCGCACCAAGAGCGGCGGCAAACTGTGCATCGAGAACGTCCCGCCCGAGGAATTCCTGATCTCGCGCAAGGCCAAGGACATCGCCAGCGCGCCGTTCGTTGGGCATCGCGTGCTGCGCACCATCTCCGAGCTTCGCAGCATGGGGTATGAGAACGTCGAGGATCTCGCCTCCGACAGCGAAGCGAACGAAAACTCCGAGCGGCTGGAGCGCCTGACCTACGACGATGATTTCGTGGACATCGGCGATGACCCCAGCGGCGATCCGTCCCAGCGCCGGGTGTGGCTGATCGAAGGCTATCTTCGGGTGGACTACGACGGCGACGGCATCGCCGAATTGCGCAAGGTCTGCCGCGCTGGCGGGCGCACGCTGTCCAATGAAGTGGTCGATGCGGTCCCGTTCGTCTCGATCTGCCCGATTCCCGAGCCGCACAAGTTCTTCGGCCTGTCGGTGTCCGATCTCGCGATGGACGGCCAGTTGGCCGAGACCGGGCTGGTGCGGGCGGTCCTGGACAACAATTTCCTCGAGGTCAACGGCCGCTATTTCGCGGTGGAGGGGCAGGTAAACCTCGATGACCTGCTCACCTCGCGACCGGGCGGCATCGTTCGCATCAAGAGCCAAGGCGCCGTGGGGCGGCTTGATCAGGGGAAGGGCAACATCGCCGAGGCGATGGGCATGCTCGAATACATCAAGGGCTTCAACGAGGATTCCACCGGCTGGAGTCGCCTGTCGCAAGGCAACGATCCATCCTCGCTGAACCGGCCCGAGACGGCGACCAAGGCCAACATCGTCAGCAACAAGGCGGATATGCGCGTGGACCTGATCGCGCGCAACTTCGCCGAGGGGTTCGTGGACCTGTTCCGGCTCATGCTCAAGCTGGTGTGTCAGTACCAGAACAAGGCCGCGCGCATCCGCCTGTCGGGCAAGTGGGTAGACATGGACCCGCGCGAATGGCGCAACCAGTTCGACGTGTCCATCAACGTCGGCCTGGGCGTGGGCAACAAGGACCAGCAAGTCGCGCATCTGATGACGCTGATCCAGTCGCAGGCCTCGGGCATGCAGGTGGGCATCGCCACGCCGGAAAACCTGTACCGCGCTCACGTCGAGCTTGCCAAGAACATGGGCTTCAAGAGCGCCGACAAGTTCTTTACCGAGCCGAACCCGAACCAGCCGCCGCCCAACCCGATGCAGGGTCAGATGCAGATAGAGCAGATGAAGGCCCAGGTCAAGGCGCAGGCTGACACCCAATCCAAGCAGGCCGAACTGGCGCTGGAGCGCGAACGCATGCAGATGCAGGCGCAAGTCGATGCTCACCGCCAGCAGGTCGAGGCGCAGCAGCAGCAGCTTCGCATGCAGATGGAAAAAGAGCTGGAGCAGGCCAAGGTCGCGGCGCAGATGCAGCTGGAGCAGTTCAAGGCCCAAATGCAGCAGCAGACCCAACTGGCGATCGCGCGCATCAACGCCGAGGCCAAGATCGCCGCGGCCGAAGCGACCGCGCAAAGCACGCTCACGCCGGCACAAGACACGGCTGCGGACAACGCAGTGAACGATGACGCCTGAAGAGAAGATTCACCGTGGCACGCGCGCCAAGGAAGCACTCGAAAACGAGGAATTCCAGCGCGCATTCGACACCATCGAAGAGGAACTGACCGAAGCATGGAAACTGAGCCCGCAAAGAGACGCGGACGGCCGCGAAAAGCTGTTCCTGGCGCTGACGATGCTGCGCAAGGTCAAGCAGGCGCTGGAGGCGACGATGGACTCGGGCAAGCTGGCTCTGGTGGAGTTGCGGCACCAGAACCCGACGATGCGCGAGCAGTCGCGGGAGTTTCTTGGGATGAACACGTCGCGATGATCCACGCGCTCAACTCGTGGGAGCGGCGCATCACTTGTGTTTCGCATCCGCACGCATCGGGCGTGATCGAGTCGCCACGCTTCGGCGGCATCCGCACGGAAGTGGGGCCGGCAGGCTACGTCCTTCAAAGCGGCGAGCGAATCGCCCTGTGAGTTAGACGGCTGACAGCTCCCAGCCCCTAAGCCGCAAGGCATTCATCGGAGCCGGGCATCGCAGTGATGCGACCCCGAAAGGAAATCAGTGGACACCCCCATCGCGGAATCCAACGCACCCCTGAGCGTCAATCAGGCAGCTGCGCTGTTCTCCGCTCCCAAAGAGCCCGAGCAGCAACAACCCGAAGCGCAAGCCGAGGAAATCGCCCCGGTCGAGACGGAAGCGTCTCCCGAGGCCACCCAAGCCGAAGCCAACCCCGAGAAGGTAGAAGCGGCCCCCGAAGTCACAGACGAAACCGTCACCATCCAAGTCGATGGCAAGCCGGTGGAGTTGAAGAAATCGGAGCTGGCCGACTACTACAAGAACGGGCTGCGGCAGGCTGACTACACGCGCAAGACGATGGAAACCGCCGAGCAGCGCAAAGCTGCGGAAGCGGAGGCCAGCAAAGCGCGGGAGGAGCGCAACAAGTATGCGACGGGCCTTCAACAAGCCCAGAACCTGCTTTCGGCGCAACTCCATGAGCAATCGCAGATCGACTGGCAGAAACTGCTTGAGACTGACCCTGTTGAATACCTGAAGCAGCAGCACCTCGCGCAAACGAGGCACGCCCAGCTGCAAAGGGTGACGCAGGAGCAGCAGCACCTTGCCGCCCGATGGCAGGCCGAACAAGCCGAGCAGATGCGCGCCTACGTTCAATCGCAGCAGCAAGAGCTTCTTGCCAAGCTGCCCGAATGGAAGGACGAATCCAAGGCCAAGGCCGAGCGAGACGCGATCAAGACCTACTTGCAAGAGCAGGGCTTGAACGATGCTCAGATCAACAACATCACGGACCATCGTGTCGTCGTCATCTCGCGCAAGGCGATGCTGTACGACCAGATGATGTCCAAGGCACAAGCCGCTGCCAAGAAAGTTGCCCAGCTTCCGCAGAAGACCGAGCGGCCGGGCGGTGGTGAAGTCAATGCGCTGGATGGCCGCACCGCCGCGATGAAGCGGCTTGGTCAAACCGGCTCCGTTCGCGACGCTGCAGCGGTGTTCGCGTCCCTTCGTAAATCCTAACGCCGAGAGGCGCTGGAGTTATTCATGTCTGCACCGAGCAATACCTACCTCACCACGGCCGCGATTGGCAACCGTGAGGACCTCACCGATGTGATCTCTCGCATCGACCCGACCGAAACGCCGGTCTACTCCCTGTGCGACAAGGCCAAAGCCACGGCCACGTTGCACGAATGGCAGACCCAGGCGCTCGCCGCTGCGGCCTCCAACGCGCAGGCCGAAGGCGACGACTTCGCCGCTGTCGCCGTGACGCCCACGGTTCGCCTGACCAACCGTACCCAGATCTCCACCAAGGGCATCGTGATCTCGGGCACGCAGGAGAAGGTGGACAAGGCCGGCCGCTCGTCGGAAATCGACTACCAAATGGCCCTGAAGGGTCTGGAGATGCGCCGCGACATCGAGTTCGGCCTGACCCAGAACGACGTGACCGCCACGTCTCCGCGCAAGTCGCGCGGCCTGCTGGGCTGGACGGTGGACAACGCCAACAAGGCGTCGGATACCACGCTGGCCTCCTATAGCGGCAATACCGGCGTGACGGACGGCACCACGCGCTCCTTCACGGAAGCGCAGCTGAAGAACGTCCTGCAGCTGGTGTACATCGCTGGCGGCAA